GCTCCAGTGGCGCTATCAGAACACGAATCACATGCTCGCCGACCTGTGGAACATCGTGCTCGGGACTGAGCCGGGCGGCAGCGGGGCCGAGCGCATGATTCGCATCAACGGTGGTGCTCAGAACGGGCTGCCGTTCCCGTCCGGCAACACGGGCAAGGTATGGTGGGACGTCACGCAGAACAACGGCGCGAACGTCCTGCGCGACCTGTGGATTGCGCGCGTCATGAACCACGGGCTCGATGGCGTGTTCTTCGATACGTGCGTCTCGTCGCTCTACAACGACGAGGGCCAGACTCCCAACTTCGGCGCGAAGGGGTACGGCTCACAAGCCGCGATGGAAGCGGCGTTGGCGACGGCGAGTGGTGCGCTCATCGACGCGCTGCGCGCCTATGGTGGTGTGTGGGGGAACATGGGTTACTGGCTCGCGACCGAGACGATGAAGCGCAAGGCGACGGGCGAGCTGCTCGAATATTGGGACCCCGGCCAAGGCGCGACTGGTGCCCCCGACCTGCCGGGCTTCGGCTGGTTCGCCAACTTCGACGCCGCGATGACGCACCTGTGCACGTGGCAGGGCTCGGACCCGACGGGCGACGGCACCGTAATGCTCAAGACCGAGAACGCCGCCGGGCTTTCCGACTACGCCGATGGCACGGGACCGACGAACGCCACATGGCGCAAGCTGAACCGCTACTCGCTCGCATGCGCCACCATCGCCGGCGGCTACCACCATCACGGCAAGGGCGCCGACGGCCAGAGCAGCGACACCATCTACGACATCGGCGACGAGTGGTCGGTGGACATCGCCAGCGGTCAGTGCATGAAGGACAACGCGCACATGGGCTGGTTGGGGCGGCCCACGGAGTTCGGCTCGATGTATGCGAGCGGCCTGTGGGTGCGGCGCTTTCAGAACGGCATCGTCGTGGTGAACGGCCCGAGCGTATCTCGCACCATCACGTTCGAGAAGCCTTACAAGCGCTTGACCGGGACGTGGGAGACGACCATCAACAACGGCGCGACCGTGAGCAGCGACACCATCCCGTCGAAGGACGGCCGTTTCTACGTCAACGTGTGAGGGTGTAGGCTCATGCCCATGAACCAGCTCACGCACTGGCTGCGCTCGGCGCGCATCGGCTACCAGAACTTCCTGCGCGCGCTGTCCGCTCGCGACATCCCGATGGGCGAGGTGTGGCGCCTGAACGCGCCGTGGTACCTGCCCGCCGAGGCGAGTGAGTTCCCGCATGCCTACAAGCTGGTGCCGACGATTCAGTTCTGCGTCGAGATGTATCAGTCGACGCTCGCGGCGATGCCGCTCAAGTTCTACACCGGCGAGGGCGACAACAAGAAGGAAGTGCCGCGGCAGGGCGGGAACATCGTCGACTTGTGGGCGGCGGCGAACACGGAACAGACAGGCTACGAGTTGACCGAGGACCTCATCGGCTCGCTCGAGGTCTACGGGAACGCGTACCTGTTCAAGGACTTCGCCGGCACGCGAAAGGTGCAGCAGTTCTGGATGCTGAACCCCGAGACGGTAAGCCCGGTACGAGGCGCGGGTCGTGCGACGGTTCGGTACGAGGTCAAGGACGGCGGCCGAGCCGTCGACGTCCCGCGTGAGCAGATAATCCACTTCAAGCGCTACGACCCGAACATGGGCGCGCTGGGTGTCAGCCGGCTCGAGGCGCTGCGCATGGCATACAGCGCCAGCCGCGACTCGTCTCGCTTCCTGCGCATGTTCTACCAGAAGGGCGGCATGGTCGCCGGGCACTACTCGACCGAGCAGAGCATCGACGACGACGACGTGGCGCGGCTCAGGGCGCAGTTCAAGCAGCGGTATCAGGGCGTCGAGAACTCGTGGGACCCGGTGTTCCTGCCAAAGAAGCTCCAGTTCACGCGCGCCGGACTGACGATGGACGAAATGCAGTTCATCGAGACGGAGCAGTTGACCGAGCGACAGATGCTGCAACTGTTCAAGATTCCGCCGATGCTCGCCGGGTTCATGGAGGGCGGGGGACTCAACAGCGACGTCGCCCAAGTGTCGATGATGCTGTTCCTGCGCTTCGGTGTGATGCCCGCGGCCAAGCGCATCAGCGACAAGCTGAACGAGGCGCTGCTCGCTAGCGGCGAGTTCGGCTTCGGGCTGACGTGCGAGTACGACTTCTCGAACGACCCGGTGATGGTCGAGGCATGGTTGAAGCAGGCCGAGATGTGGAACAAGGCGACCGGGGCGCCGCACATCAGCCGGGCCGAGGCGCGTGACCGGCAGGGACTGCCCGAGCGCCCGGAGGAAGAGGGGCTCGATGACATCCTCGTACCCTCGTCGCTCATCGACACGAGCAGCGCGCGGGTGCTGGCCGAGGCCGACGTCGAGTCAGCGCTGAATCCGCCCGAGCCGGTCATCCAGCCGATGCCACCGGCAGAGCAGCCCGCGCCCCCGCCCGCGCGCGTGGCACCGCAGCGCGACCGGCAGGTACGCCGCTTGCGCCGCGACCGCCAGCTGCGAGCGCACGAGGCGAAGGTGACCAGCTTCGCTCGCCGGCACTTCATCGCCCAAGAGCGACGCCTGAAGCAGAACGCCCGCGAGCAGGCCGCGCGCCTGCGCACGGTGCGCGCCTACGACATCGACGAACTGCTGCGCGAGCTGCACGACCCTGACGCTGTTGCCAAGGCGCGCCGGCTCATTCGTGGCATCGTCAACGACGCGGGCGACGAAGCACTCGCCGAGCTGGGACTGGACCTAGCGTTCGCGCTTCAAACCGCAGTCGCACGCGAGTTCATCGCCACAAAGGGCGCGAACCTCGTGGTGCAAATCGACAGGACAACGCGCGACGCGCTCCGGTCCGCAATCGGTGACTCATTGGCACAAGGCGGTCAGCTCGAGTCGGTCATCTCGGCCATCGACGCGGTCATGGGGGAACGCATCGAGCGGGCGAGTCGCATTGGCAGGACCGAGACGGCTGCCGCCTTCAACTTCGGGACCGAGGAAGGCTACCGCCAGAGCAAGGTCGTCTCGCTCAAGGAGTGGCTCACGGCCGGGGACGAGCACGTGCGCGAGACGCATCAGGAACTGGACGGGGCGCAGGTCCCGCTCGACGATGTGTTCATCTCGAGCAGTGGTGCTAGGCTTGCATTCCCCGGGGACCCGGCCGCCGGGGACCCGGCCGAAACGGTGAACTGCCGCTGCACCATCGTCGCGGTCACGCATGATATGGAACAGGCGGTGCCGCCCGCCATCCAGTCGCGCATGAACGGGCACGTGCAGACGCTGGAGGACTGGCTTGAAACCGGACGCTGAACTACTCGCGCAGGGCGCTCGCATGTTCCCGGTCTACCGCTGCGAGTCGTGCCAACTCAGCTTCGTCCATGACCGCGATGGGAAGGTGGCGTGCCCGAAGTGCGGCAAGCCGCCCGAGGCCGGGCTGCCCATCGGGAACGCGACGGTGACCCGATGACCTCGTTCTTCGCTTCAGCACGGCAGGATGCAGCTCGCGACCGGCGCGTGGGGCTGAGCTTCTGGATGGCCGCGGACCAAGAGCGCGCCATCAGGAAGCAATACCTGAACGAGGTGCAGCAGTTCGCCGGCCGCTCGGTGAGCGAGGACGAGTTCGCCGTGCGCGGCATGCTCGTCGCCAACTCGCAGCGGGACTACTACTACAGCCGCTTCTCGCGCGAGGCGCTGACCGAGGCGGCCGAACTGCTGCCGGGCGCCCCGGCGCTCTACGGCCATGACACGCGCGGCGTGCCCGTCGGCCGCATCTTCCACGCCCGCGTCACCCGCATCGACGACGCCAACTTGGACCAGCGGGACCAGCACTGGCTCGAGGCGCTCTACTACGTGCCCCGGGACGACGCCGGCGAGGCGCACCTGCGCCGGGTCGACCTTGGCATCTTCCGCGAGGTGTCCATATCGTGGCGGTGCTCGGGGCAGGACTGTTCCGTATGCGGGCGCTCGATTCATTCCTGCCCACACATCCCCGGGGACATCTACGAGGACCGGGGGTTCTGCGAGTATGAGTTCTCGGGCATCACCGCGGCGAACGAGGTGAGCCACGTCTACCGGGGCGGCCAGAAGGACACCGCCACGTTCATCCCGAGCGACCCGGGGGCAGACGGTGCAACGGCACTGGCGGCGGGGGCGCTCATGCGGTCCTGTCCCCCGGGCACGCTCGACATCGACCCGGCGACCCTCATCGAGGCAAAGCGGGTGAATGGCGCGCTGCTCAGGGAAGCAAGCCTAGAGGCTTGGCTGCGCACGGACGCCGGGCAGCGCGCCACTGACGTGTTCGGGTTCAGCTTCGGTCAAGCCGGGCACCGGGCGAACGTGCAGCGGGTCGAGGTGCAGGACGGTCGCTTCACCGGGCCGACGGCGGCGAAGCGCTGGGCCCGCGACCACGACTTCCGCGTAGACCGGCATCGCATGGCGGCCGGCTCACTTGTGTTCGAGCAGCAGAGTGCGGGAGCATTCGAGGCGGACGGCTGGCGGGAAATCACGCTCGACCGCGGCATCACGGCGGTCATCGGTAAGCGGCCGAGCGAGGGGGCGCGCGCACCGCGGCGCGGCAACGACGACGACGCACTGAGCCGATGGTTCGGCGAGGGAGGGGCAGCAGCATGAGCAACGCAGAACTGAACCTGAAGCCGGACCTGAGCACGCCGGACGGCTTGCGGCAGCACACGATGGAAATCACCCGGCGGCTGAACGACCTGCAACTCAAGCAGCAGAAGGGGCGCTTCGTCACCGAGGACGAGTGGAACACGGTCGACGACAGCATCAAGCAACTAGGCCAGCGCACGCAGGGCATCGACGAGATGCTGAGGGCGCACGCCAGCAGCTACCCGGGCGGCGAGGAACGCTTCGTCATCGACCGCGCCTCGCTGCGCTTCGACCAGCCCGAGGACCTGCCGAAGTATTCCCGCGACTACTTCAACGTCGCGGTCATGCGCTGGGACGAAATCGCCAGCCTGTCGCACTTGGGCGGCGACCGCATCGCTCAGGTCGGCTTGTCCGAGGACGTCGCGAGGGCGGCGAGCAGCACCAACTCGGGCCGTCTGCGCGACAAGGTGACGCGGTTCCAGACGCTGAACGATGAACTGCTCACGCTCGACGTGCTCATGCACCCGAACGCGTCGCGCAACGTCGACCTGCACGCCCGGTTGCAGCGCATGCGCACCTACAAGCGCTGGCCGGAATACACGCGCATCGTGAATGAAATCTGCGACGCGATGAAGGTCGAGCGCGCATTCAACGAAGGCGCGGCGACGGCCGGCTTGAACTGGGTGCCGCTCGTGCTCTCGGCGCAGCTGATGGACTTGGTGCAGGTGTGGTCGAAGGTGGCCCCACTGTTCACGCCCATCACGATGACGGCCAAGACGCTCGACTGGCCGGTGCTCGGCTCTGACCTCACGGCATATCTCATGTCCGAAGCCTCGACGGATGCCACGGACAACGTCGGTGTGACGGCGTCGCAGGTGCTGACGAACCTCGTCCGCTTCACGGCGAAGAAGCTGGGCGTGCGCACGTTCGCCACGGCGGAAATCATCGAGGACAGCATCATCGCGATGGTGCCGTTCATCATCCAGAACGCGGCGAAGGTGCTGGCGCGCGGCATCGAGGACGCCATCATCAACGGCGACACCGATGGCACGCTCGACCTGCTGTCGACGTTCAACCCGACCGGCAACCCGAAGCGCGCATGGAACGGGCTGCGGCAGATGGCGTTCGAGACGGCATCCTATCCGGCGGTCAAGTCGGCCGGCGGTGCTGCGAGCGCGCAGCTGGTCATCGACGTCACCTACCTGATGGGCGCGTGGGGCGCATCGCCGGCGCCTATGGCGTATATCACGGGCTTCTTGGGGCTCAAGTCGCTCATGAAGGACTCGAACTTCCTGACGCTCGACAAGCTGGGTCCGTCGGCGACCATCCTCACCGGGCAAATCGGCTCGATGCTCGGCTCGCCGGTCATCCTGTCCGAGTTCGTCGTGCTCACGAACAACAGCGGCGTGCGTGAGAACGCCACTCCAGCGAACAACGTCAAGGGCAGCATCATCGCCGTGCACCGCGAATCGTTCGGGCTCGCCACGCGGCGCGGCATCAACGTCAACGGGTCGACGGACCGCTACATCGAACTCGACCAAGTCATCTTCGTGGCGACATGCCGCAACGACTTCCAAGCGTTCTACGCGCCGAGCGCCACGAACACGCCGGTCGGCGTGCTATACAACATCAGCTAGGCGGGGGTCATGGCGAAGAAGGAAGTCGAGACGGAGGGCGGCGAGAGGCGCCGCGGGCGGTACGTCGGCACTCCCGGCAGGCGCTTCGAGTCGGTTCCGTTCGGGGACGCCATCGTACCGGTGCCGGGGCAGACATATGAGTTGCACGAACTGTTCCGGTATCTTTGGGAAGACCCGCACTTCGCTGTGATGTGGGAGTGGGAAGGCGACAAGAAGGGCAAGTAGGGGCGCGCGATTCCAGCGGGCACCGCCCGCCGAGCGAACGGGAGCGGCCCCCGGCGAGCGGCGGTAAACGGTGCCCGCTTCTACGAGGTGAAGCATGGAAGTCGTCACGCTGGACCCACTGACGCTCACCGACCTCGACACGGCGCGCGCGTATCTCAAGGCACCGACAACCGAGTTCGACGACGCCATCAGGGCGATGGTGAACTACGCCTCGGCGCAGATAGAGATGCGGTGCAAGCGGTTCCTGCTGGCGCGCAGCTACGATACGCCGAACGCCGCCACTGGCGACCGCGGGCCGCTGCTGCACAAGGGCACCAACAGCAGCACGCTGCTGCTGCGCGAATACCCGGTGAACAGCATCACCGCCATCACCGAGCTGGGGCCCGACGGCAGCACCACGCGCACGATGAACGTGACCGGGCTCGCAGTCCTCGATGGCGGGCAAGTGCGGCTGCCGATGGACACGTTCTACGCGGGGTATCAGTACAGCGTCAAGGGCAACTTCGGATACAACGCGACAGCTCACGTGCGCGAGCGCCGGGCGCTAGAGGCCATCTGTCTGCGCTGGGTGCAGGTCATGTATCAGGACCGGAGTGCGGGTATCGGGCGTGGGACATCGTTCGGCGTGGGGGGCGATATCGTGACGCTCATCCCCGGCCCGATGCCGCCCGACGTGCTGTCGGCGCTATGGCACTTCGAGCGGCCGCTCTGATGGCCGGCGGGTTCAGCATCAAGAGCGACGTCTCGAAGCTGTCGGAGACGCTCAAGAAGCGGGCGTTGAAGCTGGGGCCGGCGCAGGCGCGGGCGATGCAGGTGACGGTTACGCGCATGGCGTCGGACTTGAAACGGAACGAGCTGACCGGCAAGGCCGGTGCTTCTGGCTTTTGGGGCAAGACGGGTGCCGGGGGCGACTCGCTGGCGGTCGTGACCGGACACACGCGCCGAACCATCGTCTCGCGCGTATTCAGCCGGGCGCTGAGCATCATCGGAGTCATCGGCAGCCCGCTCAAGAGTTTCGCCATGCATGAGTTCGGCGGCACCATCCGCGGGCGACCCTACTTGCGCATCCCGACGGCGTGGATGAAAAAGCCGAGCGGTCAGGACCGTCTGAGCGGGCGAAGTGCACGCACGCTGCCGGGGACGGCGGTGTTCCGCTCGCGCGCCGGGAACCTGTTCGTCTGGCAGCGCCGGCCGACGGGGCCGGTGCCGCTCTACATGCTCAAGACGAGCGTGAAGCTGCGTGCGCGGCATATGCTCGGGCACCTCTTGAAGCGTAGCCGGGCGCTCATCCGTGGCAACGTCCTTGCCAGCGCCGCTCGGGTCATCCGGGGCCATGCGGCATGAGTCCAGCCATCGTCACGACCTGTCGGCTGAATCAAGTGCTCGACTACGTCGTGGAACAGCTGGCGCTCATGGTCAAGGCCAAGAGCGGCCTCAACCTCGTGACCGTGTCGCCGACGGTCAAGCGCATCTACCGGCTCGGCGACATGACGGGGCTCGGAAAGCCGCTCGTCGCCGTGCAGCTGCTCGGCTGGACCGTGGACCCGCAGTGTGCGATGCGTTACGAGGGTGTCATGCGCTGGGCCGCCCATTGCCACGTCGATGCCGGGCAGGGCGACGACGAGCAGCGGCTGCTGGACTTGGTAACCGACGTATTGCGGGCGCTCGCGGCTGATGTGACACTCGGGGGGCAGGTGACCTACAACTTCCCGGTCGAGTTCGTGCCGCAGGTCGACCAGAGCGGGCAGACGGGGTACGGGGCCGCCGACCTCACTTACGAAGCGCGCTATACTTGGGACGCGGCCACGCCGTAGAGGGGGGCACACATGCCGTTCGGACTTCCGGGATTAGGCGTCAACTCGCTGGTGCTGATGAAGCATGAGGCGACCTACGGCACTGCCGCGACGTCGGCCGCCGAATACGCCAGCGAAATCGTCTCGGCTGAAATCACGCCGCGGTTGTCGACCATCGTCGACCCGTCGCTCTCGAACACACAGCGCTCGTCGCGCTTCATCGGTCAGGGCGGGCAGTACTATGAGTGGTCGGTGAAGGTCCGCGCTGGCTATAACGGCATGCTGCCATGGATTCGGATGATGTTTCCGTGCTATGCGTCGACGGTCAACGAGGCCACCGCGCGCACGCATACGTTCAAGGAAATCGCGCCCGCGGGCACCATTGGCATGCCGGCCGCCGGCTACGGTCAGGTCCAGTGGGGTTGGACCATCGACATCCTGTGGGGAAACGTCTCGCTCGCTGGCACCGGCAAACCGACGCGGCTCATAGGTGCACTGGCGACCGGGCTGCGCTTCACCGCTCAGGCCGGCACCGGCGAGAACGCCATGCTGATGTGCGAGATATCGGGCGTCTGCAAGAGCGTGACGCCGGCGCTGCCGTCCGGCGCGCTCACGAGCGTCAGCTTGCCGGCCGCACTTGGCGTGCTCTATCACCAGCAGCTTCGTGCGACCGCGGGTCAGTTCGGCATCGGCACGGGCACGGCGCAGGACGAAATACAGATGAAGTCGATGGAGGTGAACATCACGCAGCCGTTCGACCTTCAGCGCTTCCTGTTCGGTCAGGTCAACGCCGAAAGCCCGGTGCCGAACGGCATCATGGATTGCACGTTCAACATGGAGCTAGAATATAAGAATGAAACGGAGTTCGTCTCGATGCTCGCGGGCGGCGGCGCGACCATCAAGTACCTGTTCCAGAACCCAGTCATCATCGCCGGTGCGACGACGCTCAAGCCCGAGTTCGAGATTCACGCGCTGGTCCCGACCGCCGCGGAATATTCGACCGCCGTGCCGGGCTACGGTGTCATCACGCAGCGCCTGTCGCACAAGGCGGCGTGGTCGACGACTGATAGCAGCGCGGTTGTCGTCCGGGTGCAGAACGTCGAAACCGCAATGCCGTTCTAGCAAGGGGGCCGCGATGCAGCCAAGCACACAACCAGAAGACGTTGCCCGACCCGTGGAACTGGTCACGCTCCGTGACCTCAAGACGCTGGACGGCACGGCCGTCACGGTGTACGTCGAGCGTGTGGCCGAGGAAGCGCTCGTCGACATCATGCGGCAGCTGCCGGGCGAGGTGCCCATCGAGGCGCGCGCTGACGAGGACGAGGCTGGGCGCGAGCAGCGGGCGCGGCGCTGGCTCGGCTGGTCGCAGCCGCTCATCGAGCGCGGCACGTTCGTCGTGCTGGGCGACGGCACGCAGGTGCGGCCGGGCTTCTCGTGGAATGGCAGCGGCGCGGCGATGCGCGGCAGCGACCTGTCCGCTCATGACCGGACGCTGTTGATGACGGCTATACTGCGCTTGAGCGGCTGGACGACGGAGACAGCCGCTCCGGCGGGCTTTCATGCTGGAGAGCGAGGCGGGCGGGAACGTGGCGCTGGAGCTATGGACGCTGGCGAAGGCGAGCGGAAGAACCCCGTGGGAGGTCGTGCACGACGAGCATCTCGCGTATAACCTGACCGTTATGCGCGCCGCGCTGGAACTCAAGCGCATCCTGATGGCGCGCGCACAGTCGGAAGCGGCTGCGACAACCCTGATGGCATTGGAGTGACGCCGTGGCCGAAGACCTGAAGGCGCAAATCGTCATCGAGGCGCAGGACCGCGCCACGGGAATCATCAGGGGCATCGCCGGCGAACTCGGCGTGTTCGGTGACGAAATCACGCGCATCGCCAGCATCGCCAGCCCGGCAGCAATCGCCATCGCCGGTATCGGCGCCGCGTTCGGCGGCATCACCGTCGTCGGCTTGAAGCTGGCGGAACAGGTCGAGCAGCTCGACAAACTGTCGGTGCGCACGGGTGTCTCGGCCGAGAAGCTACAGATACTTCAGCAGGCCATCAAGGAAGCGGGCGGTGACGTCGGCTCGCTCACGACGGCGCTGACGTTCCTGAACCGCAGCATCGCGCAGGGCGACCCGCTGCTGGAGCAGCTCGGCCTCAAGGGCCTGACCGCCGGCGACGCCTTCATCAAGCTGAGCGACATCTTCGGACGCAGCGGCGACACGGCGAAGAAGGCTGAAATCGCCATGCAGCTGATGGGCCGGGGCGCGGGCGACCTCATCGGCATCATGCCGGAGCTGGCGGCCAAGGTGGACGAGGTCGGCAGCTCGATGAAGGAACTCAACGGTGTGTTCACCGACGAGACGCTGAAGGCCGCGCGCGAGCTCGACAAGCAGGCGGACCAGCTCGGGCGCACGTGGACGTCGATGATGAACTCGATGCGCGCTGCCACGCTGCCCATCGCGCTGGAAATCGTCGGCGCACTTGCCGACATCTTCAACGCCATGCATCCGACGGCGAGCGGCACGGCCTCGGCCCGCGAGCGGGAAATCGCCCGGCTGCAAGAGCAGGGCGCGGCGCTGCGGCAGATGGCGAGCGAGTCCGCGGCCGCCGGAACGCCGCAGTTCTCCCGGCTGTGGGACGAGGACGCGGACAAGGTCGAGCGACGGCTGGCCGAGATGGGCGCCGCGGTGAGTAAGAGCCAGCAGCAGATGATGGACTCGTTCGCGGCGATTGCGAAGCTGGACTTCGGCGACCCGCTGAAAAACGTCAAGACGACGAAGGCCAAGGACGACCTGTCGGAGTTCGAGAAGCAGGTGCTGAAGCTGCGCGAGGCGATGAAGCTGTCGGAGGCGGACGCGCGCGAGTACGTCACGCGATTGAAGGAAATCGCGGACGCCAAGACGCGGCTGAGCGTCGAGAAGGAACTCGGCCTTGTACCGCAGATGCCCGCGGACGCCGACGCCACCGAGCAGCGCATCCGCGACATCGTCACGACGCTGCACAAGGGCCGCGCCGAAGCCATCGCGGCGCAAGCGGCGTTCAACAGCATGCTGGACGCCGACAAGGCGCGGAAGATGGCGCTGGAGCTTGGCTTTCTCACGCAGGAAGAACTCGACTACAACGAGATGGTGCTCGAAGGCGTGCAGGTGCTGGGCTTGGAGGAAGGCGCGGCGCGGCGCGCGGCGAACGCACAACGTGACCGGGCCGAGGCTGCGAAGAAGTCGCAGGTGGCGAAGAAGCTGGGCATCGAGCTGGAGCCGGACCCGGACAAGGTCAAGGCGGCGACGGACAGCTGGCGGAAGGCGCTGGAGGATATCTACGATGCCGGCGTGCTCACCAAGACTGGGCTCGACGCGCTGTTCAACGGCATGCAGGCGGGGTTCAGCGCCGCGTTCAATCAGATTGTCGCCGGCACCGGGACCTTCAAGAGCGTGATGACGGCGCTGTTCAAGTCGCTGGTCGACGAGGTGCTGGCGCAGCTCGCGCGCATCGCGGCATCGAAGGTGCTGCTCATGCTCATCGACCTCATCTCGGGCGGCACCGGCACGGCGGCCATCCCGCTGGGGACGGCGAGAGGCTCAGTCCCCGGAGTGAGCCCGCCCCCGCCCATTCCGAACCTCACCGTGCCCGTCCCCGAGGTGTTCATCACGGTGCCGCCGCTGCCGGACCTGCCGACGCCGGAGGTGAACATCGCGGCGCCCCCGCTGCCGCCGGCGCCCGAGGTGAGCGTGAGCGTGCCGCCCTTGCCCGACCTGCCCGCCCCGGAGGTGAACATCCCGCCGTTCCCCGACCTGCCGGAGCCCCATGTCAGCGTCACCGTCGCGCCGCCCGTCGTCGAGGGGCCAGCGCCCATGCCCGAGCCAGCCGACATGGGAGCGGCGGCCGCCTTCACGCGCGCGCTGGGGGCAACGGCGGCGACGCTGGGCCGCCTACAACCACCGCGGCCGGTCGCTCCCGCGCCGGCCCCGACGGCTCAGGCCGTCGGCGTCGGAGCGCTTCAGCGGGCGCTCGTCGGGGCGGTCGCAGGGGCGACCCTGACCCGAGGGCAGGTCAGCTCAATCGCCTCGGCGGCGGCATCGATTGCCGCCAGCGCGCAGGCGCGAGCGCAGGCGCGAATGGTGGAAGTCGTGCGGGCGGCCACACCCAAGGAGCAGCAGCCGGTGCCGACCACCATCACGAACGTGCAGGTGCTCGGCTACGACAACCACAGCATCGTGCAGGACATCACGAGTCCGACCGGCAAGCTGCGCGCTGCGAACGCACGCACGTCGTTCATGGGGGCCTACTAAATGGGCAACGTGCGCTTCATCAAGGCGAACGACAACAAGGGGCGCAAGGCGATTCCGACGGCGGTCTACCCAAAGCTCATCAACGCCGCGGGCGGCTACACGAGTCCGCCGGCGCTGGTGCAGGACGCGGCGTTCCCAATGGCGAACGCGCTACTGCCCGACCGCATCTCGCAGATATGGTCCACGGGTCCGTCCCCGGTGAGCAACAGCGGCGGCGCCGATATCTGGTTCGACATCGACCTCGGCTCGGCGCAGTCCATCAGCACCGCCGGCGTGCTCGGCTTCTCGCTGATACCGGGCGGCGCACCGTTCCCGGCATCGTGTCAGGTGTTCTACGCCTCAAGCTACAACGGCACGTTCGGCTCGTCGCCGGTGCCGGCAAGCTTCACGCTCGCGCGCGACGTCGGAATGATTTTCACCTCGCCAACGAGCATCAGCGCCCGCTACTGGCGCTTCAGCTTCAGCAATGCCACCTCCGGCAACGGATTCACGCTTGGCAGCTTCTACTTGGGCAGCAGCTTCACGGACCTCGGCTTTCTCTACGCGGGCGCGACCGAGACCATCATCCAACCGCGCAGTCTTGTCGAAGGCTACGGCGCCGCGCCGACCATCACGCGCACCGGACTCACCTATCGGCGCTTCACGTTCAACTACCAGAACATCGAGAAGACGGTACGCGACACCTTCGACTCGCTGCTGGCCGAGCCGTATCCGTTCGTCTACATCGACCCGTTCGACGTGCCGTGGGAAGTCGTGCCCGACGAAGAGTTCGCACGCGACCACGTGTGGGCGCTGCCGAATCTCTACACGTTCAACTTCGGCATGCGCTCGTTGCCATGACCGCGACCGCCGGCTACTTGAAGGCGGTCCGCCGAGTCTCGCGCAACATGGTCGTGCTGGTGCGCATCTCGGCGCGCGATGCGACCTCGCTGGCGGCCATCGACTACAACTTCGCCACGGCGAACGTGAACACGCCTGGCGGCGGCTCGGAGAACGCGACCGTGTGGCTGCCGCTGGTTGCCGAAATCGGCAGCATCTCGGCGCCCGGTGACTTTGCCAGCACCGACCTCGGGCTCTGCTCATGCACCATCGTGCTCGTCGAGAGCGCCATCAATCCGGCAGCCGTGCTGCTCCAAGGCGCGACGGTGAACGTGTGGCTGTGGGAACGGTCGCTCACGACATTCGATGATGCGCTGTGCGTGCTCATGAACGCGCGCGTGCTGTCGTGGTCGATGACCGGCGATACGATGACACTGGAAGTACGGCAGCGCACGGAATGGAACCGCGATATCCTGCCGGTCGAGGTGACGCCCGACGCCTATCCGCATGCGCCGGACGAGAGCATCGGGCAGAGCGTGCCGGTCGTGTACGGAGCGATGCGCGACCTGCCGTTGCGCACACCGTGGGTCGAGTACCCGGCAACGGTGGACGTGATTACGCCTGCGCCGAGTGGCACGCCGAGCAGGGGCAGCAGCGTCGTGCTCGGCGGCCGGCGGGTCGGCTCGGCCGTTCTCGTCGACACTGGACGCGGTTCAAGCGGCGGGTCGTCGACGCCGGCTCCGGTCAATCCGAAGGCGCGCGTGCTCGTCGCCAGTCACAAGTGCAAGACCGTGAGCGATGCGGCGCGCGGACTCGGCGTGTTCCTGCAATCATCACAGCGCAACTGTTACATCGAGCCCGCTGGGGCAGATGTGTTCAACGCTTTCACGGGCGCAGGAATCCTGTTGCCAGACAACAGCGATGCCTACTGGATGGCGGTGTTCCCGTCCGATTACGAATTGGTGGCGAACACGTGCGAGAACCCGCGTGCGTTGACGACGAAGGCCGACGAACTGAACTACGCGCGTTTCGACTGGACGGCCGGGCTCAAGACCTGTCGGCTCAAACTGCCGGACCTGCCGCCCGACACGGGCGAGATGACAGACAGCTTCATATTCTGCGCCTATCAGTCGCCGGCGAACACGAACTTCAAGACGCTCTTGCGGCCCAACGGGTCATTGTCCGGCGGCATCGGCGTCAACCTCGACCAGCGCACGGGGCGTAATATCCTGCTCGTGAAGTACGCCATCGGCCCCGGCTGGGCCACACCGTTCGACCCGGCAGCACCGTGGTCATTCGCGGGGCTGACGCTCGAAGTGGGATGGCCGACCTATAGCGTTCCGGTCACCGGCACCGGCGCAGGTGAAATCTACTTCGTCGGACTTGCGTTCAAGTTCCGCCCGCGACAGGACATCATTCAGAGCGAACGCATTTTCGAGCATAACGAGAAGCGGCCCGTGCATCGCGGCCGGCTCGGCGACACGTCGTGGATGCCCTACGTCGTGCGCGACACGGTGCCGGCTGTCACCGAGCTGAAGGGCAAGTTCTTTGCGAACATCGAGGGCTACGCCGACGACGGCACGTTCGAGACGGCCGGAGTATTCACCGGCACGGCGAACGCCCTCATCGAGCGCCCGTGCGACGTGCTGATGCACGTGCTGCGCGCCTACGGGCAAGAGAGCATCTACAGCATCGAACGCAATCCCGGCAGTTACGGTTGTTTCACCGATGCGCGCGCTTTGTTGCGCAGTCCGCGCAAGCAGGACATGACATGCGCCATGTCCATCGCGCAGACCGCCGACGTGATGACGGTCATTTCGTGGCTCGCGCAGTCGAGCGTGTCGCTGCTGATGCTGGACCGCTTCACCGACTCGTGGCGGCTGCTGCCGTGGCGGCTCGATACCGCCGTCGATTACCCGTGGAAGTTCCGCCCGCAGGACATCGTCGAGGGCACGAGCCTGCAATGCGAGAGCACGCCGCTGAATCGCATCGTCACCGGCATCACGCTCGGCTACGGCAGCGATGCCGCGAGCAGCGGGCTACAGCACAAGGTTCGCTTGGCGTGGAACGGGTCGAACGCCGGCTACAAGTATCGCGGTATCCGCGACGAGTACATGAGCGTGACGGCTGCGAATAACAAGTTGGACTTCACGACGACATCGGTCTGCACGGCGACACTGCCCACCGGCGACACGGACCCCGGCACCCTCGGCCTGAATGCGTCGGCAGCGATGGAGACGGCGAACTCGCCCAACAAGTTCGTCGTGTCGTGGGGCACGCACATCATCCAGAACTGGAACGACCTGCTCGAGTATAAGGACAACACGACCCTCGCCGAGAAGGTGTTCACGATTCCGCCCGGCGTCTACGCGTCGTTCGAAGATATGTTGAATGCCGTTCAGGCCGGCACGAATGTCACCTTCAGTTACAGCCGCACGACGCGCAAGGTCAGCGCCTTCGCGTCGGACCTGTTCCCGATGACGCTGCACAACCAGACGGGCTCGATGCGTGGTCGCCGGCTGTGCGCGACGATGGGCTTCGTCGCCGGCTCCGATTACGTGCTGACCGGCACGGCGACGGTCGCGCCCTATGAACGTGCCGAGGAAACGTTCGCCGTTTCCTCGCTCGGCCTCGACATCTCGCTCAACTGGGAACTGGGCACGAACGGACTCAACGGCACGCGAACGAACTGCGCCGGCCTGCTCGGCTTCCTCGGGCTGCGCGATGACGTGGCCGCATCGGGCGTCAGGTCGTGGCTGGGCAACAGCCCGAAGAATCTGCGCGAGGCCGACATGCTGAACGCCGCGACGCGCTACGGCGCACGACGCGACACGGTCGAGGACTTGCGCGCCGTTATCGAGACGGACACAGCCCGCGAGGTGCGGAACCGCGTCGCGGCGTTGGTGGGCAAGCCACGGCTCACGGTGACGTTCTCGACCGATATCGCGCATGACATCGAACGCGGGCGTGTCATAGGCTTCACGAGCGACTTCGACGCCGTGCTACCATATCCTGACCCGGACTCCGACGGGGCGTGGGCAGGCAAGCGCTTCGTAGTCGTCGAGACGGAGCAGCAGCTCGGGCCGGTGGCGTTCTACATCAAGATTCGGGCGGTGTCGCTCGACTGAGGGGGGCATGATGGCGTTCGTCATCAAGCGGTACGACGTGCTGGCTGCCGTTACCGTCGCGGCAGCGGGTGTGCAGCCGACGTCGTGGATTCCAGCGAGGGGCGCATTCATGGTGGTGTTCCAGTGGCAGGGCACCAACGGCAACGCGCCTGCGTCGGAGACGGTCGAATGGAACAACATCCAGCCGCAGCCTACGGGCGGCGCCGGCGGCTCGGCTGGCTCGGGCGCGCTCCAGAGTTCCACGACGTCGGTCGTCCTCAATGCTCTGGGCGGCATCCGGCAGGTCGTGACGCAGGTTGCGACCGGCACCATACCGGTGCGTTGCATCGCGCACGAGTACATCCGTGGCGTGCTCACCGGCCACGCCACGCTCAGCATCACCGGCGTCACCTGCGTCGCTGAAGTCTGGTACGAGGACAACGCGGCAGCTCCGGTCGGCGGTGCGGCCACGTAAAGGGGGGCATCATGGCGTCAGGCACCAGCAACAAGTTCCGCGAGGGCATTCTCAACGGCACCATCAACCTGAGCAGCGACACCATCAAGGTCATGCTGCTCAGTTCCCAAGCGGGCAGCTACGTGTTCAACCCGGACAACGACTTCCTCAGCTCTGGCTCGCCGAGCGCGACCTCATGCGAGTTCGTGGGCACCGGCTACGCTGGTGGCTTCTCCGGCGCAGGGCGCAAGACGCTCAGCAACAAGAGCATCGTGAAGGACAACTCGGCGGACGTCGCCTACTTCGACAACACGGTGGACACGACGTGGACCGCCATCAGCGGGCAGACCATCAGCTTCGCCATCGTGTACAAGTCGGTCACCGCCGACACCGATTCCATCATCATCGCGGTCATCGACGTCACCGACCTCGTGACCAACGGCAGCGACGTGACGCTCCAGTACGCGGCAGACGGCGTTCTGAAAATCGCCTAGCAGGCTGCTCCCATGGCAGCCATCGCGCATGGTTATGCTGAGCAGCTAACCCAGCAAACGACCACGGGCACGTCCTACAGCGACGTGTCCGGGGCCTCGATTGCGTCAAGCAACTTCGTCGCTGGGCAGAAGTATCTGCTGCTCGCGTGCTGCTACACCCAGCACAGCGCTTCGGCCTCCGAGGGCCGTGTGCAGATAGTGCACGGTTCCACCGCGTTCGCCGACAGCGAGGAACACCACGACCAGCAGACGGGCACGACGGACATTGCCCGGCAGTATTTCTGGTTCGGTGTCTGGACCGCCGTATCCGGCGAAGACGTGAAGATGCAGTTCCGTGCCGCCACCGGGACCATGAAGGTGAATCAGGTCGTTCTGTTCTCAATGCGGCTCGGTGCGGACCTGACCGAGAACACCGACTGGTTCTACAACGAGGACGGCACCGACACGACGCTCGCCACAACGGACTCGTCCAGCGGTAACGCGAGCATCTCGTTCACGCCGACCGCCGGGCATGACTGGCTCGTGCTCACTAGCTCGCAGATATCCACGACCGCCATTGAGGGTGTCGGCTCTCGCATCGTCAGCACGGGGACGTTTGCCGACACCGCCCCGTCTGCATTCGAGGACGGGGACGTTGCGGTTGAGATTTTCGTCACGACGTGCGCGCGCGTGTTCGCGGCACTCGCGGCCAGCACGCAGACATTCACCGAGAAGTCGTGGCGCGGGACAACGGCGGGCAGCACTCGACTCAACAGCAAGGTATTCGCGCTCGACTTGAACAAGTTCAAGGCGCACGCGAACGCATGGGACGAGTCGCAGATTGACCTCTCGGCAACCAGCTTTGGGACCGAGATTGCGACCGTCTCGATTGACCCGACGCTAACGACCGATGTGCTCGTGCTGGGCTGGTTCGCGCATGACTTCGTGACCGGCATCAACGTTCGGCACCGCATTCAGGTGGACAGCGTTGACGCGCCGGGTACGCAGACGCTCGACATTCCGAACAACCAGACAGACAACGAGAACCTGAACGCCACGTTGTTCATGGACTCCATGACAACGGGTGCGAAGGACATTGACTTCGACGCGAGCACGAGCGCGGCGGCGGCCGGGAACTCGGCCGAGGACCGGGCGCTGTGCGCGTTCACAATGGAACTGGCAGCGCCGGCCGTGCAGTACATGACGCCGGCCTCGGTCACGGCGACCGCGACCGCGAGCGCCTCGGCTGCGGTAGCGACTGGCAGCGCGACCATTGTCGCGACCTCGGTGAGCATGAGCGGTGCGGCCACGCTCTCGAACGCACTGGCAACTGGCACAGCCATCAGCGCGCCCGCGTCGGCTTCGGCTACTGCGTCGGTCGGCACAACGACGTTGACCACGTCCGACGCCCTCAAGCAGACGCTGTACTTCACCACGTCGCCGGACCCGGACTACCAGATTGTCACGGCCGTCGCGACCACCGAGTCATGGGCGCTCGTGTTCGCCGATGGCTCGACGGACTCGCACGACGCTTCGGACAGCACGCAGGCGGCCTTCGGCGGGTCGGACCCCGGCACGGCCAACGTAGACTGCACCGGCTACGCGCAGGACGTGATGACTACGGCTGCCGTGTCCGGTGCCATTTCATTCGTGCGCTTCAAAATCCGGGGCAAGCGCCTGCCGAACAACGCCAACGCGGTGGGCAAGCTGTCGCCATGCGGTGCCGGAACGCAGATTGGCACGCTCACGAGCATGACCGCCAGCTACGTCGATTATCAGTTCGACTTCACGACGGACCCGATTGCCGGCGGCGCGTGGACGAACGCGAAAATCAACGCGCAGTCGTGGGGCGTCTACATCAGTTCGCTGAGCACGTACTCGCTCAAGAACGGCAGCTGCAACACCTACTTCTCCGAGTTCAGGATGGAGGTGTGGGGGCCGGCCGCGGACTTCATCACGCCCGCATCGGTGGCGATAACCGCGACGGTGAGCGCATCGGCTGCGGCGGCGACCGGTGCAGTGGCGATAGTCGCGACCTCGGTCGGCATGAGCGGCGCGGCCACGCTCTCGAACGTGGCGCCGAGCAGCGCAGCAAAGATGCTGCCGACGTCCGTGCCGGCCACGGCTCAGGTCGGCGCGGCTACGTTCACACTCGGCGCAGCGACGCTGACGCCCGCTTCGGTGGCGGTGACAGCGACCGTGCCGGTATCGGCAGCGCTGCCGCCGACGTATCGCATCGAGACGCGCTTCTGGCCGACGACGGGCAGCATCACGTTCGTGGCGAACGACATCGCCGGCACCGGCCTTATCGGCGGCACCAACTTCCCGAGCAGCAGCAACCAGCACAGCGACGGCAGTGATGCGACGGCGGCCTATGCCTACACGGCCGACGACGTGGGCGTGAACGCGGTCGCGTTGTTCGAGTGGTACGCGGCGCTCGACGCGGGCACCGTGAGCGCCACCGTGTCGTACGTCATCTGGCGCGCGCGCATCAAGATAGTCGCAGCGAGCAATCTCGCCATCGCCACGGTGCAGCCGCTGGTCAAGGGGGTTGTCGGGACGAGCGAGACGGTCACGGTCGATGGCAACTTCTTCACCTACACGCGCACGTACTTCGTGAACCCAGCGACCGGCGTGGCGTGGGCCGTCACCGACTTCAACAGCGGCAACTGGGGCGTAGACCTCACCGTCCGCAGCACGAACAACTTGTTCACCGGGAGCCCGGAGGCGTACCTCTCCGAGTTCGCGGTCGAGATATACACGCCGGTCGTTACCACGCAGACCATGAACCCGGCGTCGGTGCAGGTCACGGCGACGGTCGGCGCGTCCAGCTTGGCGACAGCCGGGCTGCTGAACCCGGCCTCGGTGGCGCTCACAGCGCAGGTCGGTGCGGCCGCGCTCACGCAGAGCGCCGTGACGATGCTGCCGGCGTCCGTGGCGATGGCTGCGTCGGTCGGGGCGGCGACGCTGGTCGCTGCTCCGGTGGCGCTCGCGCCGGCAGCGGTGGCAATGACGGTTGCCGTCGGCGCAGCGGTCACGGTACTCGGCACGGCGATGATGCAGCCGGCGTCGGTCGGCATGACGGCGGCCGTCGGCGCGTCCGCATTGGCGGCGGCCGGGCTCTTGACGCCCGCATCCGTGAGCGTGGCCGCGCAGGTCGGCGCAGCGGTCGCGGTGCCAACGGGCGCGGTCAATATGACGCCGGCCTCGGTGGGGGCCACGGCGACCGTCAATCCGGCGAGCACGGGCGGCCAGTCGTTCCTGACGCCGGGCTCGGTGGCGTTGTCGGCTCAGGTGCCTGCGCCGACGTTCGCGGTCACCATCACGCCGGCCTCGGTCGGGGCGCTGGCTCTGGTCGGAACGGCTACGCTACTGCCGGCGCTCATCCGGCTGACGCCGCTCTCGGTGGGCATGGCCGTCAGCGTGGGCGCCTCGCTCGTGTGGTTGAACACCGGGCAGATTCCCACGACAATCGAGCGCAGCTATGCGATGGGGGCGCGGCGGGTGCAGCGGGTGCAGCGCACGACGACGATAGGGGGCTGAGCATGGCAGCCGACGAAGTGGTTGTGGGCGCGACGCGGCGCGACCTGCTCGTGGTGCTGCTCGACGCGTTCACCGGCGACCCGATTGACATGACCGGCGGCACGGCGGTGCTCGAGGGCAAGAGCCCGGACCTGCCGGCGGTCGCCATCAACGGGAACATGACGGTCCAGAGCGGCCCGGCCGGCGAGGTACGCTACAGCGGTCTCGGCGGG